CCTTGTCGGCGTGGATCTTGGAGTGACCGAGGAAGAGGATACGCAAGAGGTCAATCTAGATACGCTCGAGGTGAAGCTTTAGTTCGTTTGAGAAGTCTGATTTAGATTCACATTGCGGAACAAAGGATGCACACTGGTTTAGTTATTGTAGGTATCGTTGTAGTTGCGGCGATCATACTGTATGTTGTAGACCGAAAGAGTCGTGGGGAGCCCATTGACCTAGGCATTCTTGCAAAGATCTCCTCATTCTCTGCAATCGTAACGGGCGGTATTGTATTCGCCCTGCAGTCTGAGTCTGTAACCGAAGCAGTGTCTGCGGTAACAGAGAGTGCTCAGGACATGTTCGTTGGAAAGCCTAGCTTTTAGGATTCTATAACAACCACTATTTCACCTAACGAGAGCTTCTCAATCTTGAAGGCACTCAAAAACGTCTCTTTCCGAGGCACTGCGGTATCCTTGCAGTACCTCGCGATAGCCTTATATTGATCAAATCCATGATACCTATCGTGCTTGGGGTTCTCCTTTCCAAACAGAATCGACGTCTGATCAGGCAACGTCATCCAGCGAATAAGAACAGCATGAAGTGGGTGATCTGACGTGCCTGGACCCTCCGGAAACATGTCCCAGAACATTGAGGTTGCAAGGCGCACTAGATCAAACGACGGGTTTGCCTTGTACTCCGGTTGCTTCTGAGTGTAGAAGGGTTCCATGTTATACTGCCCACCGGCCTCCTCATCCTCTCGAAACTGGTCACTCATGAACGTCTTGGGTTCCCGCATCTTCTGAAGGCGAATCTGAAAGATCGCGCGGTCAAAGTCGATAATCTTCATGAGGTAGCCATGAGTTGGTATTCTGTACAGGACACCCTCTAGGCTATAGGTTACAAATTCGAGTGCAGTTGGAATATACATGATATTATTGCCATGCAGATCATTGTGCGTGAGTCCGAACGTTCGCTGAGCATATGCTAGTGCTAGGACGATCTGTGCAAAGAATGCTAGATGATGTGCCCGATCCGTCTTCTTCAGAAGCTTGTAGAGAGTTCCGGTACACGTTTCCATTACAGTCGAGACCACCGGGATATTAGGAATATCAGCCCATGCAAAGGGCTCATCTTCGTCCCCGTCGTCTTCACATAAACTTCCATCACTTGAACAGTCGCACGATTCAATAGCAAATACATCATCGGTTGACGCGGTGCTCAGATCGTCGTCGGATTCTCCCTCAGGTTCGGGTTCAACATCCTCTACAATAGAAGTTGCACTCGGGGTCGAATGGTGATCATCTGCTAACTCAGTGACACCATCTAGAACGATATCATCTCCAGTAACAAGCTTGGGACGCGTCTCGCGAGTATGTTGAAACTGCGGGGATCCCACGGAGGAACGCATACGCAGATTGAAGGCCTTTCCGATATTCTGAAGGAACCAAGGGCGGTCTGTCAGGTCTTCATAGTCTCCTGACACGTCAAATGAGAATAACTTTGCCATTCCACAGTACACTCCATAAACCTTCGGGAAATTGGGACAGTCGCTCTCTGAAAGAACCACGCTTGCAAGTGCTCCAACATATGCAGCAGTATGAGGGCTCTGTATCTTCTCGGTAATCTCAGCAGATACTTCAGTGGACGTTGGAAGGCCAAGTGAACCGTAGTCACCCCGCATCCACCGAAAGGGATTCAGAATACTGGTTGTCTTTCGATGAATTTCTATAGTTTTCCCAGAAGCAGTTTGAATGGTAGTTTCAGATACCACTGACTGTATAGGGTCTGCAAGTCGAATTCCATAGGTTGAGGTATTCTGAAGAACATCTGTTTTGAACAGAACTTCCAAGGATGGCAAAAAGGTCTGCGTTTGGTAGAGACCCCACTTCGCCTCCTCGAGTGCAGTCAGCTGAGTGCACTTTCCAACCTTGAGGCTAATGGGTCTGGTTCGTAGGTCTTTCACCATGGATTATGTAGGTTGTCAGACAAAGGAATGGCGAACTTTACGCTACAGAAGTTTGACATGAATATGCTAGTCGAGAGAACTGAAATTGATTCACGCAAGTCCCCCATGATAGTCGTTATAGGAAAGAAGGATACGGGGAAGTCCTTCTTGGTTCGTGATATTCTGTTCAATACTCAGAGGTGCTTCCCAGTAGGGACGGTCATTTCCGGTACAGAGGTTGCCAACGAGTTTTTCCAACACATGGTTCCTTCACGATTCATTCATGACAAGTATACTCCCGAGATTGTCATGGCCACCATCAAGCGCCAGTTGCAGGTCAAACAGGCTCGCAATAACGATAAGACCGCTCACGGAGGCCATTCATCACTTGACCCCCGCGCATTCCTAATTTTGGACGACTGTTTGTATGATGCGTCGTGGATTCAGCAGGAGTCCACTCGCTATGTATTTATGAACGGCCGTCACATTGATCTGATGACCATCATTACTATGCAGTACCCGCTGGGTATCACTCCGAATCTGCGTACAAACGTTGATTTCGTCTTCATCCTGCGTGAGAACATCCTGAACAACCGAAAGCGTATCTACGATAACTATTCGGGCATGTTTCCTACCTTTGATCTCTTCTGTCAATTCATGGATCAATGCACGGAAAACTATGAGTGCATGGTAATCTGCAACGGGGTTCAGTCGAACCGCCTTGAAGATCAGGTATATTGGTATAAGGCACAGGATCACCCGCCCTTCCATATGTGCGACTCATCACTCTGGGTGAATAACAAGCCATTTATCTCTGCCATGTTGGCAGTGGACGATGTTATGTCTGCTGCGAATCAGAAGAGAAAGGGACCGTCCGTTTGGGTTCAAAAGGAAGACAAGCGGAAGTGATTATTCGCGTAGAGCCCCCTCCGTCGGATGAACGGGCTTCGACGCATCTTCTAGTTGCCTCTTCTCGGCCTCGTTTGCCTTCTTGCGACGCTCGTTCTCCTCCTTCTGCGTCTTGATTGACTCCTCGCGCTGCTCTGCAAAGAACATCTCCTTGTTGACCTCACCTTCCTTGTACTTGCGCATCATCTCGTTGAGCTCCTTCTCAGCATACTCGACCTCGGGCATTACGTGCTCAGAGGGATCCCATGGGAGCCAACAGCCCATCTTGCCAAGATAGATGTTGTCCTTGGGGTACTTGCGCTGAAGCACCTTGCAGAACATCTGCGCCTCCTCAACATTAGCAAACGCGCGGCGAACCTTGACGCCACGAACATTACTGCGGAAGTCAACCTTGGCATTGAACTCGTCCTGCAGATCCTTCTCGTTCTTGAGGAGAAACACCTGGTACTGCTCAGGAACATCCGTCTTCTTGATGTCTGCATTGTGCACCTTAGCAAACTCCTGGGCATCCTTCATCAGATCATCGATCTTTAGAGTGTACTTCTTGGAAAGGAAGTCGACAAACTTCTCCATGCCCTTGATCTTCCAGTCGTAGTCCATCCACTGGACGAACTTCTCAAACATGAAGTGCTCCTTCTGCTTGATCACCTTCTCGGGCGACAGGAATGACAAAATCACGTAGCGCTGGGTAGGGATCTCCGGGTCCTCCTCGAGGTAATCAACAACGGCACCATCATCATCAACCTTAGGGAGTGTCTCACGAGGCATCTATACTCTTATGGATTCGCTTTGCTGAAAGTCTTTTATACGCAAACTAACAAAATGGGCGCATCTCCGTTGGTTCTCACGGCTCTCTTCTTCCTCCTGTCTCCGGGCGTCCTTCTAACGATTCCTCCCTTTCTGCCCCCTGCCTTCTTTTCGGGTCGCACGTCAATCCTCGCGGCGGCGATTCACGCCGGAGTGTTCTATGCGATTGTTGTTTATGCACTTGGAGGATGCAGCACAGGACTCCTTGGTTAAAATTTCTCCCAAGGCAAGTATAAACCATGGAGTCCAAGCCGAAGCCCACGCCTCCCCCGATGTTTAATGCCGGCGACCTTGTAACTCGCGCGGTTAAGTATGCCCTCGAGGGCCTTGCCGTGGCAATCGCCGCCTTTATCCTCCCTGGGAAGACTCTCAAGATGGGTGAGGTCGGTATGATTGCTCTGGTAGCCCTTGCCACGTTTGCCATTCTTGATATCTACGCCCCCTCTGTCGGCGCCTCGGCCCGGACGGGTGCTGGCTTTGGTATCGGCGCGAACCTGGTTGGCTTCCCTGCGTAAACTTACATGCTCGCGTCTTAGGTTTATAATGAAAGCCAAGATTCCCAAGGCTCTGCGTGAGCAAGTGTGGTTATCTCATGTAGGTCCCAAGTTTAGTGCGTTGTGTCCAACGTCTTGGTGCAAAAACAGAATAACCGTGTTCGACTTTCAAGTGGGTCATAACATTCCAGAAAGCAAGGGCGGGAACACCACTATCGATAATCTGATTCCAGTGTGTTCGCGGTGTAATCTTTCGATGAGCAATATTTACA